AACGTGATCCCGGCAGTATCAACTTCGATAGGCGGTATCGTTGGTCACTTCAAATGGGGCCCCGTTGAGGAAGTTGTTAGTGTTGGATCCGAAAAAGAGTTGGTTGCCAATTTTGGTAAACCAGACGACAATACATACAAGCAGTGGTTTCAAGCCTCCGCTTTTTTACAATACGGAAACGCATTAAACGTTTATAGAACAGCCGCAACGGGGGCAAAGAACGCAAACAATGCTGGTGCAAGTACAATAAATGTTAAAAACACCAACCATTACCTGAATCAAGAGGCAAGTCTTGGAGCTGACAGTCCAGAAACGACATTTTTTGTTGCTCGTTATCCTGGCGCTCTTGGAAATTCTCTACAAGTTTGTGTTGTTACGGCAAACAATTGGACTAGTGTTATAGATCCTGTTGCAAAGTCTGCTGTTGATCAACCAACCGGAAATGATTTTCACATCGTAGTTATCGATGAAGATGGAGAAATCACCGGAACCGCCAATACTGTTTTAGAAACTTATCTTGATTTAAGTTCTACCGAAACCTCGAAAAGATTAGCTTCAGAAGGTGGAGATGGAAGTTCTAATTACTACAAAAACGTTCTTGAAGCCTCTTCTGCTTGGATCTGGCCAACTGCCGCTAATATCGGAGATGATTCTCCTGTAAGTGGTGGTAACTACAGCCTAACTGGTGGTGTTGATGCAACAACTGTTCCTGGCACAGATGATTTGGCTGGTGATTACGCAACAGCTTTTGGAGATGCCGAATTAATTGACGTCAATATATTGATTGCTCCAGTTGGAGATGTTCTTAATTCTCCTCTTGGAAATACTGATTTGGTTGCAGACACTGCAAAGTCTCGTAAAGATTGTGTTGCTGTTCTTTCTCCTCCAACAACTGGAACGGGAGGAACTGCTGCTCAGTCTACTCAGGCAACGGCATTGGCAAATACAATCGCATGGGCAAGTAATATTGATAGTAATTCTTACGCAATTCTTTCATCCACCGCAGTGTACGTTTACGACAAGTACAACGATGTTTATCGTTGGATTGGTTCGGCTGGTCACCTTGCAGGTCTTCTTGCTAACGTTGATGATGTCGCAGAACCTTGGTTCTCGCCTGCTGGATACAATCGTGGTCAATTGCGTGGAGTTGTGAAACTTGGATACAACCCAACTCAAGCTGATCGCAATACACTCTATAAGGCTCGTATCAATCCTCTCGTATCTTTCCCCGGCCAAGGAACACTCCTTTTCGGTGATAAGACTGCACAGAGTAAACCAAGTGCCTTTGATCGTATCAACGTTCGCCGTTTGTTTATCGTATTGGAAAAAGCAATCTCTACTGCTTCCAAGTATCAATTATTTGAATTGAATGACGAGTTCACACGAGCAATGTTCCGCAACATGACAGAACCTTTCCTACGGGATGTTAAGGGTCGTCGTGGTATTACGGACTTCCTCGTTATTTGTGACGAAACAAACAATACCGCAGAAGTGATTGATTCGAATCGTTTCGTGGCTGATATTTACATCAAGCCCGCTCGTTCGATCAACTTCATCACACTTAACTTTATCGCCACTCGTACTGGTGTTGAGTTTTCTGAGATTGCTGGACAACAGTAATATAAATAGTTAAAAGAAAGGAAAACTATCATGGCACTAGGAGTAGACGATTTTAAATCAAAACTTATTGGAGGAGGCGCTCGCCCCAACCTGTTCAAGGCAACTGTCAACTTTCCGGCATACGCTGGAGGTGACAGTGAATTGACACAGTTCTTGGTCAAGGGTGCTCAGTTACCCGCCAGTGTTATCGCTCAAATTGACGTTCCCTTTCGGGGGCGTCAATTGAAGATTGCCGGAGATCGCACGTTCGAAAACTGGTCAATTACGGTTCTTAATGACGCCGTAATGAGTGTTCGGAATTCGTTTGAACGTTGGATGAACGGTATGAACGAGCATAACGCTAATCTTGGATTGGTGAACCCAACAGACTATCAAGCAGATATGCTCATCGAGCAACTTGATAAGTCCGAAAACGTAACAAAACGATATCAGATTCGCGGAGCATTTCCTGTAAATGTTGCGGCGATTGATCTGAGTTACGATTCGAATGATGCGATTGAAGAGTTCGGTGTTGAACTAGCGTATCAATATTGGGAATCATTGGGTGGTAATTGGGCCACTACTTCTTAATCAATAAGAAATTCAAACCTATTCGCCCCGTGAGTCTATCCTTGCGGGGCGAATAAATACATTTATGGAAATATTTGGCTACGAGATAAGTAAGAAGATTACACCGAAAGTAAAGAAAGAAATCATTTCACCGATTCCAAAACCGAGTGATGATGGTTCTGCGGCAACAACGGTTTTTTCTGGTGGTCTTTATGGTCAGTATATTGATCTTGGAGATTCGGCAACGATCTCTGATCACGATCTTATTTTAAAGTATCGTGAAGTTGCTACACAACCCGAAGCGGATACAGCGATTACAGATATCGTTGATGGCGCGATTGCATCAGCTGATAAATCCTCTCCGGTAGATATTTCACTTGATGATCTGGATCAACCAGAAAATATTAAGAAGCAGATTGTCGATGAGTTTAATAAGATTCTTACACTTTATCGATTCAATCATAATGGTCACGATCTTTTTCGTAACTGGTATATTGATGGTCGAGTCTATTTTCAGATTATCGTTGATAAAGAGAATCCAAAACGAGGAATCGTAGAACTTCGCTACATCGATCCCACAAAGATCAGTAAGGTTAAAGAAGTCAAAAGGGTGCAAGATCCCAAGACTCAAGTTGAGTATGAAAAAATAGTTGCGGAATATTATCTTTACGCTGACGGTATTCTAACGAATACGGAAATTAAGGCTGGTCAAGGAATCAAGTTGGAGAAAGAATCGATCATTGCAGTCAACTCTGGTCTCTTTGATCCTTCTCGTATCAAGTCAATTGGTTATCTCCATAAGGCAATTAAGTTGATCAATCAGTTGCGATTCATGGAAGATTCTTTGGTTGTCTATCGTGTTTCTCGAGCTCCCGAAAGACGTATTTTCTACATCGACGTAGGTAACTTACCAAAGGGTAAGGCAGAAGAGTACGTTCAAAGCGTTGTTTCTCGTTATCGCAATAAACTAGTTTACAATGCAAGTACGGGTGAAATCACCGATGATCGTAAACACATGTCTATGCTCGAAGACTTTTATCTTCCTCGAAGAGAAGGTGGAAGAGGAACTGAAATCACTACATTGGGTGGTGGAGAGAATCTTGGACAAATCGAAGATGTGGTCTTCTTTCAGAGAAAACTTTACAAAGCTCTGAATGTTCCACTCTCTCGTCTTGAGACAGATACTGGATTCTCTCTTGGTCGCGCGACCGAAGTTTCACGAGATGAAGTCAAGTTTCAAAAGTTCGTTGATAAACTTCGAAAAAAGTTCTCTCAAATCTTCATTGAAGCACTCAAAGTTCAACTGATTCTCAAAGGTGTTATTGAACCAAAGGATTGGCCTCTTATTGAAGAGTCGATTAATATTGACTTTATCGAAGACAATTACTTTGCGGAACTGAAAGAGTTTGAGATTCTTCGCGAAAGACTTGAGATGCTGCAATTGGTTGAAGAACAGATTGGTCAATACTATTCTCGTGAATGGGTTCGACGTAATATTCTACACCAATCCGATGAAGACATTGAGACTATTGATGATCAGATTGAGAAAGAAAAGGAATCTGGTGATATTGAAGGCGAAGACGATATAGAAATCTAAAAATTTATAAATAGTAATTATGTCAGAAAGAATATTTAACGCACTTGTAAAGAATGATAAGGATGAAGCGTTGAATGCGTTTAAAGATGCAATTCAACAAAAACTTGATACCGCGATGGATGTTCGTCGTGTTGGATTGACTTCTCAAATTTTCAATGATGGAGATCCTGCTCCGGTAATGGAAGAAGATGTTCAGATCGATGAAGCAGTATCCGCAGACAAGTTTGTAAAAGGTGGAAGTGATAAGATCAAGCAATCCGAAGTTGATGATCTTCTTGGAAAGATCTATGATAATTCAAAACTCACAAAGTCTTTGATTGCAAATAAAGCGTACTCTGATGGAGAAAGTAATCCTAAGAAAAAGAATCCTCATCAAAAAGATACGATTGACTTTCATCTCTATCAACTAGGACAACAAGTAGAACTCTCACGAATGTAATGACAGAATACTGGAATAATCTTATTCATGAATCTAAAAAGGTTCTTCAAAAGGAAGATGGACACACCGACGTTGCTTCAGCTCTTGGTGGTGTTGCTGTTGCTCGTGAGGCTCTTCAGAATATGGAAGTAATTTTAAAGGGAATGAATCCCGAAGACGATCTACCTTCGTGGTGGACAAATCAAGTAGCCGTTTCGGTTGCACAACTGGACGACATGGCAGATATTCTTAAAAAGAAGGTAGAAAAATGACAATCACACCATTAGCGGCGAAAGAAACGCCAAACTCCACAGCCTCAAATATATCTGAGGCATCACATGTTTATATCTGTAACACTGTAGCTACAGCTGGTCAAGTCACTCTCCAAACGAGTGGAGGCACAACAATCGCAACATTCGATGTTCCGCCGTCTGGTCAAATTACTGTTAAGAAGAAGAACGCCGAAAAGATTCTTACTTCGGCCGCAACACTTACTTGTACCGCAATAGGTTACACAAATTAAGATGAAATTAATAACAGAAACACAGGATGTACAACTTGAGTACATCACCGAAGCCAATGAAAAAGGTGGCAAGGATGTTTTCATCGAAGGCGTCTTTATGCAAGCGGAAAAGGAAAACCGCAATAAAAGAATTTATCCAAAGTCGGTTCTGGAATCAGCAACCGATAAATATGTAAAGGAACAAGTTAAGACTGGTCGTGCCGTGGGTGAGTTGAATCACCCCGAAGGACCAGCGATTAACTTGGATAAAGTTTCACATCGTATTACCGAACTCAAATGGGAAGGTAATAACGTTGTTGGAAAGGCACTTATCTTGGATACACCAATGGGTAAGATCGTGAAAGGCCTCGTTGAAGGAGGTTGCAAGTTAGGTGTCTCAAGTCGTGGTATGGGAACTGTTGAATCAAGAGAAAACAAAACGTTCGTAAAGGATGATTATATTCTTTCGACGGTTGACATTGTTCAAGACCCCTCCGCCCCCGAAGCCTTTGTAAATGGCATCATGGAAGGAGTTGATTGGATCTTGGAGAATGGTATTCTAAAACCTCAACAAATTGAAGAATATGAGACTGAAATAAAGAAGGTGAATTCCTCTCAGATCGCTGAGGCACAGGAACGAATCTTCAGAGATTTCCTCTCCAAACTCTAAATTCAAAATAAGGTATAAACCCAATGTCTGAAGAAATACAGAACGAAGAAGAAATCGTTGTCGAAGACGTACAGGAAGAGGATCTTGTAGAGAATCAGGAGCTTGAACAGGATACACCTGAAGAAGTTGCTGAAGAAACTCAGGAATCACTTTCTGATTCGGTACTCGATGTTCTTCTCGGCGAGGCTAAGAAGAAAAACGAAGCCGAAGACGAAGAAGAAGAAGACGAAGAAGAAGACGAAGAGTCTGACGAAGA